CAAACGGTACAATCAGCTTCTCGCCGGTTAACGTCGCGGTAAGCCCCACCAATGGCTACCTTTTGCAAATCCGGTGCCGCGCGATTGTGGCCGCAGCGGGTACGCTTACAACCGGGTTTTCGGCGGGTATCCAGACTAACGCGACAGATCAGCAAATCCAGCATCCCCTTCCGGGGTCACTGGTCAACATCACCAATCTTGTCCCGCAATCGCGGGTGAAAGTTACACGGGTGGACACGGGGGCCTTGCTGCAACAGGCTTCTTGCGGTGCGGGAACAACCCTGAACTTCGACTTCCAGTACACAGGGGCGGTCCTGATCGAAGCGCGAAATGCCAGCGGTAGCCCTGCTTATAAGCCTTGGGTCACTCAGGCTTCCATCTCTCCCTCGGCAGCTACAAATGTCGTGGCTCTTCAAGAATCTGACCAATAAGGAAGCCTGCTAGATGGCAATTCAAGACGATTTTCAAATTTCTGTGACGGGTGATGTGCGTCGTCAAGCAGGTGCCAGCACGACAATTTATAGCGTGCTGGACCTCCATGCTTGGCTACAAGACCTAGCAGATGATGCCTCCGCCGTAGGCAATGACTTAGTAGACATTCTTGCTCCCAACCCGTCTCGTTTGGACGGTCCCCGAGACTCGGCTGTAGCCTCAAGGTTGAACCTTTTGACCTCTGGCAGCGTCATCTTTAACCTAGATGACACGGCAGCCCAGTTCGTAAATTTTGGGTCTATCAAACAGCAGTCGGCAGCGGTGCAGTATTCCGGCCTAAAAACTATCGGTGGTATTGTAGCAGCATCTCCTGTGTATGTTGTACAAAACGGATCAAAGCTAACTAAATTCTGGGCAGACGGACATGTTCAGATTTTGGTTAAGGTTCGTACAGGCGGTACACTGATTGACTCGGGTAACGTAACAGCGTTCTCTCGTAAATGGGGGCAGACCTACTCTCACTTTGACGCTAACCTCTCTGCGGGGGGTGAGTCCAACGCGGCTCTGTCCACATCGCTAGACTCTAACGTAGTCTTGTCTGAGGCAAGTGCAGCAGCTTTGTCTAGTAAGGTTACTGTGGCGTTTGGGGATACGAACCAAGACCTCGGTAATGGTAACGGCTCCAAACTTTACAAAGGCACCATCACCCTAACTAGTAGCTGTACTTTGCAAGAAGCCTACCAGTATCTTCAATACCTGACGCGAGAAAATAGTGCAGCTACGCTGAACTCAATTCCCGGCTGGCGTTATCGTGTACTGAACGCAGCCTACTCAGAAATCCCATCCGCTCCCTTTGGTACTTTTGCGGGTGGTACATTCTTCGTGGCACGGGGTTGGTGGCTAACTGGTGTTCTGCCAGCAGAAGCTACAAAATATCAGCTTATTGCTCATGACGGTACTAGCCAAGTTCCTCCGACACTAGTGGGTATCACCGTTGGCAACCTTGTCGCTGGCGACCGTGTTCTGGTGGCTAGGGAGAACGGCAGTGGCGGAATCCTTCGGGATGAGTACACACCTGTCGCTGCTTCTTCGGGTGCAACTTCTATTCAGGTAGTAGAGAGCATTAAAACAGACACACCCTCTTCTGGGGTAATTCGTATCAAAAACTTGCGCTACACCTATTCGTCGTTTAATGCAGGGACCAAGACGTTCTCTGGCCTCTCACCTGCACTAGCTAGTGCTATTGTAACGGCTGACGATGTGTTTGTGCCATTCATTGACAAAGTGGCAGCTAGCACGGCAGAAAGTCAGACTTTCATCTATAGCGCAAACTTCACAGCCCGTGTGGATGTGCGGAATGGTAGCGGCGGATCACCCATCATCCCATTTAACACTCTTCTGTCTGTAACTTCTGCGGGGGCAAGTGTGAATGCGTCAAGAAACAGCGATGTTTAAGATATGGCTTATTATGTATCTCCGTTTACCTTTGATTTCACCACGTCGAAAATTGATGTTGACGTTGGTTCGGTAGACATTGATTGCATTTTACTCTACGCCGCGATAAAAGGGGCGCAAGCAAGCGAAGAGGGCATTATCTATGAAAAAATCGGAGCGGGTTCCGGCCTCAGCACGTTGGGGCCGGGTGTCCAAGTGGGTCTCACCGTCGAGTTATTGGGGGACTGGCAACTTCGCTTCCCTGCCGGTAACTACACAGCCCGTATCGCCGGGGGAAACCTTATCGGAGGCCCCTCAGACGACCCCGTTGCCTACACAGCCGGAGTCCAAACCCTCCTAATCCAGTCTGCGGCTTCTACGGTTGTGACTGCGGGAGATGGCTATCTCGATGAAGAAGTGTATCCGGGCCTAACCCTGCGGCAAGCAGTGGTGGATACAAGAAAAGCTGCAAAACTAGCAGTAGCACTTAGCGCATAGAATTAAATGAGGTTACGACATGGATAACATGAAGATGAATGTGGGTAAAAAGGTTGCAAAAATGGCGGGCTGGATGGCCCCACCCCGCTCACGTAAGGCCGTAATGCCTGCGGGCAAGGCAGTGGGCAAGGCTTCTAGAGCTGCCTACGCAAAGGGCGGAATGGTCAAAGGCAAGAAAAGCTGCTAAAGGAAACAAATTGGAAAAGAGAAGTTTGAATGAAAGAGAGAAACTTTTTATTGAGCTTCTCTTTTCTACTACTGATGGTAACGCAGCTAAAGCCAAGGTGCTGGCAGGGTATAGCGAAAGCTACCCGACTAGAGACTTAGTGGCACGCCTCGAAGAAGACATTATTGAGGCTACAAAGAAATACATCTCTCAGAATGCACCTAAAGCAGCAGTTAAACTTGTTGGTATTCTGGATAACCCTGTTGCTATTGGTAACAAAGAACTTCTGGCTACAGCTAAAGATGTTCTTGATCGTGCCGGTCTTGCTAAGGTTGAAAAAGTTGAAATGAAAACTTCTGGTGGAATTTTCTACCTACCCAGTAAAGAGACAGAGCAGGTTGACGAAGACGAAGAGGAAGAGTAATGGCCAAGCCTCGTGATTATAAAAAAGAATACAAAGCCACACAAGGTACACCAGAGGGCATTGCCGACAGGGCTGCACGTAATAAAGCTCGTCGTAAGATGGAAAAAGCCGGAAGGGTGAAAAAGGGCGATGGACTCCACGTTGACCACAAAGATTTTAACCCCAGAAACGGCTCAGATTCCAACCTTCGTGTTGTTAGTCAAAAAGTCAACTCTAGACGCCAGCCTAAAAGGAAATAGTCATGATGCAACCTGCACAAAAAGACATTCTTAACCTCTCTGGTAAAGAGTGGAAGTCTGTGCCTCGGTTGTCTCGTGTTATTCCTTTTGGTTACAAAGTCAGTGAGACTGATGTCAAGATACTAGAGCCTGATGTCTTTCAACTTGAAGCTCTCGAACAAGCTAAGAAGCATCTGAGAGAAGGCTATTCCTACCGTATTGTATCACGCTGGTTATCTGATGTAACCGGACGTACAATCTCGCACATGGGGCTACACAAAAGAGTAGAAGATGACCGAAGACGAGGAAATAAAGCTAAAACTCTTAAAAAGTGGGCCGAAGTCTATAAGGACGCTTACCAAAAAGCCAAGGCGCACGAAGACAAGCTCGGCAAAAGCACCTTCGACCTTGAAGACGCCCTCGATCCAAATTCCCCAATCTCCGCTCGTAACTGAGATTGAAGAAGAGGATAAAGAGCCTGCCGTAGAAGAACGTGTCATCTTTAAGCCAAATGAAGGCCCTCAAAGTGTATTCCTAGCTGCCTCAGAGCGTCAAATCCTTTACGGTGGTGCAGCAGGTGGTGGCAAGTCCTTCGCTATGCTAGCTGATCCGGTAAGATATTTTAACCATCCAAAATTTAGTGGTCTTCTTGTTCGTCGTACAACAGAAGAACTTCGTGATCTTATTCGTGAGAGTAAGACCCTATACGACAACCCCACAGTAAGGGGTAAGTGGAGTGAACGAGATAAGACTTGGACATTCCCCTCCGGCGCTCAACTCTGGATGTCCTACCTCGAAAGAGATGACGATGTTCTGAGATACCAAGGGCAAGCCTTTACGTGGATTGGTTTTGACGAACTTACCCAATGGCCCACAGCCTATCCGTGGAATTACATGTACAGCCGTCTTCGTACAACTGCTCCTGACCTACCGTTGTCTATGAGGGCTTCCACCAACCCCGGTGGTCCCGGACACATGTGGGTTAAGAAAATGTTTATCGACCCCGCTCCTGCTGGTAAAGCCTTCTGGGCCACCAATGCAGAGACAGGCGAAGTGATGATTGACGATGACGAAGAGAGCGAAGATTACGGTCGCCCCCTCTTCCGACGCAGGTTTATCCCCGCCGCTCTAAAAGATAACCCTTATCTAACAAGAGATAAGGAGTATCGCAGAACCCTGCTGTCCATGCCAGAACATCAGCGCAAGCAATTGTTGTATGGTGACTGGGATGTGGCCGAGGGAAGCGCCTTCACTGAATGGAGTCGCAAGATTCACGTCATTGAGCCTTTCGATGTACCAAATCATTGGGTAAAGTTCAGGGCTTGCGACTACGGGTATGGAAGTTATTCTGGTGTTCTTTGGTTTGCAATAGAACCTAAGACAGAAAAAGTTTTCGTGTACAGGGAATTGTACGTCTCTAAGGTGTTGGCTATTGACTTGGCAGACATGATTTTGGACGCAGAGAAATACGATGGCTTAATTCGTTATGGTATGCTAGATAGTTCTCTGTGGCACCAGCGAGGTGATACAGGCCCGTCTTTGGCAGATCAGATGATTGGCCGTGGATGTCGTTGGAGACCTGCTGACCGTAGCAAAGGCAGCCGTGTAGCGGGTAAGAACGAAATACACCGACGGTTACAAGTAGACGAATTTACGGGGGAACCTCGTATGCAAGTCTTTGACACCTGTGTTAACTTGATTGCACAGCTTCCAGCTATTCCTTTGGATAAGAGTAATCCAGAGGATGTAGATACGAGCTACGCTCACGACCACTTGTATGACGCCCTTCGGTATGGCCTACGTAGCAGACCTCGATCTTCTCTTTTCGATTTTAATCCCGAAGTTAGTGGGGATGAATTTAACCCATCAAGTAGAATCTTTGGGTATTAAGGTGAACAATGAATCAAGATGAAACTCCGTTTGAAGTGCTCTCCGATCAAGTAGAAGCTCTTGATGATGTAGCCGAGGATGTGTCAGAAGAACAAAGGGTTTCCCCCATAGTTTCTTTTGTCAGACAAAGATACAGCCGAGCTAAAACTAAGAAATATACGGATGAACAGCGTTTTATTACGTCATATCGGAATTATCGTGGTTTGTACGGTGCTGATACGGTCTTCACTGATTCTGAAAAGTCTCGTATCTTTGTTAAAGTCACTAAGACAAAGGTTCTCGCTGCATACGGCCAGATTGTCGATGTACTCTTTGGTAACAATAAGTTCCCACTGACCATTGAGCCTTCCCGTCTGCCCGAGGGTATCGCGGAAGCAGTGAGTTTTGACCCAGCTTTTGATTCCCCCGAGACCAAGGCTTATGTGAACCAAGCCCCTCTGTTTGGTACACGAGACGGCCCTCCTCTGCCACCCGGAGCCACTCAGTTTAACATGGCTCGTACAGGTGCTATGGCTGAAAAGCTAAAGCCTCTGGAAGGTAAGCTTGTAGAAGGACAAGGACGCACTCCTAGCGCAATTACAATTGAACCCGCCATGCTTGCTGCAAAGCGTATGGAAAAGAAGATTCAAGATCAGCTAGAAGAGAGTTCAGCCAATCAACACCTACGTTCTGTAGCTTTTGAGATGGCCCTCTTCGGCACTGGTATTATGAAGGGTCCATTTGCTGTTGAGAAAGAGTACCCACGATGGACAGATACAGGAGAATATGACCCTGAGATTAAGACTGTCCCTGTAGTGGAGTATGTATCTGTCTGGAATTTCTACCCAGACCCAGACGCTGCAAACATGGAAGAGAGTGAGTATGCTGTACAGCGGCACAAGCTCTCAAA